CACCCAAACTTCACGCGAAGTATCTTGGGTATCTTACTCAAGCAAAACTCTTACTTAAGAAAGCAGAGTCGGATCAGCAAGTCTTGCTGAAGAACAAGTTTCTCTGGTACAACGGTAAGATGTCGCAAGAAGAGATCGTTGAACTTGGTTGGAAGCACGATCCGTTCGACGGTCTAAAGGTAATGAAAGGTGATATGAATTATTACTATGACAGTGACGCTGAGATACAGAAGTCAGAACAAAAGATTGCTTACTACAAAGCAATGGTTGATGCATTAAAGGAGATGGTAGAAGGTATCAAGTGGCGGCATCAACATATTCGTAATATCATAGAGGTGCGAAGGTTTGAGTCAGGGGGATAAAAAATCTCTGCTCGCTTATGGTACGACACCTTCTTTCCCTGCTATTGTTGATCATGGTAACCCACTGAAGGGAAACCAATATATAGAAGGCAGGATAGAAAAACTACAAGAGGAGTACGATGCTCTTGTAGAACTAGTACAGGATACAACTCGCGTAGAAAACGCAGCGATAGGAGTAACACCTATCATCGGCAAGAAGTATTATCTGTACAACAACAAGGGGCAGGATGTTATGAGTATGATCGCCCCAGAAGAGTGGACTGAAAATACTCGTCCCGATTTTTTTATAGCATGTTTTAAACTAACAACAGATGGAGTGTGGAGACGTTATGGCGAAGACAATGAAAACCAATATCAAGATTAGAAAGAGGGCGAAGAAAAGTTCGCATGGTTCTTATCGCGATAAACGTAAACCAAACTCGCCTATCGTTTTAGCAAAAGCAAAAGCGAACGCAGCTGCTAACTTCGGTAAAGACCCTGCGTTCAGGGAGGAAATTTATGGCATACAGCGAGAAGGTGCTTGACCACTATGAAAATCCTAGGAACGTTGGTAAGTTCGCCGACAGCGAAGAAAATGTCGGAACAGGCATGGTCGGTGCTCCAGCGTGCGGAGACGTCATGCGGTTGCAAATCAAAGTATCGTCCGACGGAATTATTGAAGACGCTCGATTCAAAACTTTCGGATGTGGCAGTGCTATTGCTTCTTCATCGCTACTCACCGAGTGGGTTCGAGGAAAGTCCCTTGACGAAGCAGGAGAAATCAGTAATCGACAAATTGCTGAAGAACTATCACTCCCGCCTGTAAAGATACATTGTTCAGTACTAGCGGAAGATGCGATTAAGACAGCAATAAAAGATTACAAAGAAAAGCATGGCGACCCTGACGTTACAAATGCAGAACCACTCAATGATGGCAGTCCTGTGTGATGCAGGTGTCCGTCACGAACTGAGTGAGTATTTCTCGTTCAATGTTCCTGGTGCTAAGTTTATGCCAGCGGTTCGACGCAGGCAATGGGATGGCAAGATCCGTTTGTTCAACTCATTGACCTGCGAACTCAACGTTGGATTGTATGCAAAACTTTGTAGGTTCGCAGCAGACCGTCACTATCACATACAGTTAAAAGATAGTCCGTATGGTCTTCCCAACGCAACTAACAAGGTCGATCACCAGAAGTTGGTTTCTTCGCAAGCAATTTGGAACATGCCTTTCGCTCCTCGAGATTATCAGTATGATGCTATAGTGCATGGTATAGAACGCAAACGCTGCCTCTTGCTTTCGCCTACAGGTTCTGGTAAGTCGTTTATAATCTACAACTTGATGCGCTGGTATCTTAATCAACACGAGAAGTCGGTACTGATAGTGGTTCCGACTACATCGTTGGTTGAGCAGATGTACAAAGACTTTGAGGACTATGGATTCGATGTAGATGAAGTCCATAGGATTTATTCGGGTAAAGACAAAAAGACTGATAAGAGGATCATTGTAACAACTTGGCAGTCAGTTTACAGACTAGGCAAGGAATGGTTCGAACAGTTTGGGTGCGTGTTTGGTGACGAGTGCCACTTGTTCAAGGCAAAGTCACTAACCACCTTGATGAACAAATGTATTGAAGCAGATTATAGGTTTGGCACCACAGGTACACTTGATGGTACGCAGGTAAACAAACTTGTGCTAGAAGGATTGTTTGGTCCGACAAAGCGAGTGACGTTTACCCGAGACTTACAGGATAAGGGTACACTGGCGAAACTAAAAATAGATGTATTAGTTCTTGACTATCCAAAAGAATTCCGTAGAATTAATGTAGGGCGAACTTATCAAGAGGAAGTTGATTTCCTAGTTGGACATGAACCTAGAAACAAACTGATACGCAATCTAGCACTGACGCAAAAGGGTAATACTCTGGTGCTGTATCAGTTTGTAGAAAAGCATGGTGAAATATTGTATAAGATGATAAAAGAGCAGAACGACAAGGTCTTTTATGTACATGGCGGTACTGATGTTACAGACAGAGAAGCGATTCGAGGAATCGTAGAGGGATCCGAAAATGCAATTATCGTGGCTAGTCTTGGCACCTTTTCTACTGGTATTAATATTCGTAATCTTCACAATATCATATTCGCTTCTCCTTCTAAGTCGCAAGTCAAAGTATTACAGTCAATCGGTAGGGGACTTAGAAAAGCAGACAACGGGCAAGATACCAAACTCTACGACCTCTGTGATGACTTACAGTGGCAGTCGAAAAAGAATTTCACCTTAAACCACTCAGGTGAACGCATAAAGATATACAATAGAGAAAAGTTTGATTATGAACTTCATAAGGTACATATATGAAAATTAACAAAGCATCTTTGGGGCAGTTCTTCCTAGTCACTGGTGATTGGATCATAGCACAAATACTAGAAAGCGATGAACACCATTACCTAATTGATCATGCTGTGTTTGTTGAAGAACTAATGGATGAGGACTATGAAGCATTAGACATAGTAGAAGGCAAACAATACTATGTCATGAGACCTTTCTTAAAATATACTGACGACCTAGAATCGTCTTGTGCTTTGAATCCAATATCAATTGTTTCCTTATCTACACCGTCCGACTCCTTGATTGAACAATATATTTCCTCTTGTCAAACGATACAAGAAGCGTTCGGTAATGACGAGAGACCCGAGTCTGTGAACGGCAAAGGCAATGTCGTTACTTTTAAACCAAAGCATTGACATTTGATTCAGATTAAGGTACAATATAATCTAGTTGTAATTTTGGAGTTATTATGAAACCTAGCGAACGACCGCATTATGTAAACAACAAGGAGTTCTCCCAAGCAGTTGTAGACTATGTCAAAACTGTAAGGGAAGCAAGAGAGAAAGGTCAAGACGACCCTATCGTAACTGACTATATCGCTCGATGCTTCTTAAAGATCTCTGAGGGTTTGTCGCACAAGTCTAACTTTGTTCGCTACACTTATCGCGAAGAGATGGTGATGGACGCCGTAGAAAACTGTTTGAATGCCATCGGCAACTACAACATCGAAGCAGCAACTCGTAAGGGCAAACCCAATGCGTTTGGATACTTTACTCAAATATGTTGGTTTGCTTTCATTCGTCGTATCAAAAAAGAGAAGAAGCAACAAGACGTCAAACTAAAGTTTCTTGCTGAATCTGGCATTGAAGAATTTATGATTGATGCCGATGAAGATCCGCAAGTAGCAAAAGCAGTTCAATCTTTCGTCGACAACCTTCGTCGCCGTATTGATGACGTCAAGGAAAAAGATAAAGCAGTTAATGATTACAAACAAAAGAACGTCTCGCATAAGAGAAGGTCTTACTCAGTCGACTCTGATCTTTCTGACTTCCTAGAGGAATAGTTTTGAAGTTTGCCATACTAAACGATACCCATTGCGGTATCAGGAACTCTTCAGATATTTTTATTGATTATCAAGAACGCTTCTATAATGAAGTGTTCTTTCCGTATCTAGAAGAAAATGATATCAAGCATATCGTACACCTTGGTGATTATTATGAGCACCGTCGCTTTATAAACTTCAAGGCACTTAACAGTAATCGTAAAGTGTTCCTTGAGAGATTGCGTAAAGATAAGATTACCATGGATATTATTCCTGGCAATCATGACACATACTACAAGAACACTAACGAACTAAACTCATTAAAAGAACTGCTCGGTCATTACATGAACGAGGTCAACATTGTTCATCAAGCAAAAGTCTTGGACTATGATGGGTTGAAGTTTGCTTTGGTGCCTTGGATCTGTCAGGATAACGAAGAAGATACAAACGAGTTTCTTGTAAACTGTAAGGCAGATGTTGTTGCAGGGCACTTTGAGTTGAACGGATTTGATATGCTTCGTGGTGTACCTTGTACTCATGGTATGTCTGCTGATAACCTACGCAGGTTTGAGTTGGTACTCTCTGGTCATTATCACTGTAAGTCTAACCAAGGCAACATACATTACCTTGGTTCGCAGATGGAGTTTTTCTGGAATGATGCTCACGATGATAAGTTCTTTCATGTGTTTGATACTGATACTCGTGAACTAACACCTATCCGCAATCCTCTGACTCTATTTCATCGCATCCGTTATGATGATGAGAACGAGGACTATAATGAAATGGATCTGTCTATCCTTGATAAAAGGTTCGTCAAGGTTGTTGTTATCAACAAGACTGATGGGTTTATGTTCGATCGTTTCATTGACAGGATTCAGCAACGCGACATCTATGATCTAAAAATCCAAGAAGATTTTAATGAGTTTACTGGTGAATCAGTCAGCGACGAAGGACTTGAAGTCGAGGATACATCTACTCTATTATCCCAGTATGTTGATAATGTAGAAACTATTTTAGATAAGGATCGGATCAAGAAAGAGATGGGCGAACTTATGACTGAAGCGCAGACTCTAGAGATATCATGAAGAAACGCCAGATCAAAATAGTTGCACCTGAAGAATGCGGATGGGGTGCGAGGTGTGTATTACATTGCCGATTGGTAAAGGGAATACAATATGATGTTTTAAATTTTACTTTGAAGGATCTGTCAACGGGAAAAGTCGATAGGAGCAAGGTGGACTTTACTAAAGAATTTCCTCAGGTGTATGTGGACGGAAAGTAC